CCATTTTTATCGTGCTTTATTTTGTTGAGCCAGATGTCCCCGGATTTGATTCCGTGAATGATGGCGTCTCTAACTTCAGTTCCGGCGTTGAACCAAGTTTCTTCTGTAAGGTCGACGCATCTTTTAATCCAGGCAAGTTCGGTACGAGAAGTCCGCACGAAATCAAGAATATCGGCATGGTTAATATCAAGGTGGGCCACAACCGCCCCGTTTTTGTAATGTCCCCCTCTTCTAAGTGTTTCATTTAGTGTAGAATAAATTTTTGCAAATGATACTGGGCCTGAGGCTGTTAAACCTCGGCCATTCTCGTGACCTTTAGGTCTGAGTTTTGATAGATGTACTGCACAGCCTGCACCGTGGCGCAATGCATGCGACACGAATCTCCAGCTGGCTTCAATTCCCTCTGGTCCTTCCATTGAATCTTCAACAACGAAGACTGTACAAGATACAGGGAGTCTCGATTCCGGGTTATCCAACCATGATTGGACCCGACCGGTGCGGGAAATAAGTGATGTTGACATTAAACTAGGTCTTCTAAATTTGGTGGTTGATAGTTTGGTCCTTTGAGGACTTTACCGTCCTCTCTTAATATTGGTTTACCGTATTCATCTAATTTTGACATATTACTTTCATGTACTCTATGCATAGCTTCATCTAAATCCCAGCCCATATTAGAAGCGTATTGATAACATACATAAACTAAATCAGCTAATTCCTTCAGACAATTCTGTGGATATTGAATCCCCGAACGAAATAACATCCCCTCCGCTTCCAAAAATTCTTTGAACTCCTCTGTAATAAGATTCCTCTGTCTGGTACGGACTTGAACTGAAGGGGAGCATGTTAGTTGATAAGCCTCCCTGAAGTCCTGAGCCTGTGAAGACAATCGAGTCTTGTGTAAATCTGGATAAATCTTCACGGTTTCTTGATCGTTCGAGGTTGTTGAGTTCATCATTTAAATAATGGATGGCTTTTTTTAGATCAGATACTTGTGTATTATAGTCACCTTTATGACCATAACGACAAATATATTTTATAGCATTACCTAAGTGGAAGTTGAGTCGTTGATCACGAATAAAATCCCAGACTTGGATAGCTCCTCGTTGGTAATAATAGGGACCTGTGGTGGTTTTGGCCATTTGTGTACTAAATTAGTGAGTGAATTAGATAGAACAAAAGCTTGTTCTTGTAGTGCCATGAAGACAGTTATTATATCTTCTTTCTGTGTTTCAGGCTTAACTAGATTATCATGCAGTAGCCTTAACTTTAGATCCTGCTCCACCGTCAATTTTGTAATCGGCGGCGGGAGTCCAGGGTTTTGGTTTGTTGAGTTTGAAGTCATAATCATCTACTGTTAAAATCCTTGCAAGCCTTGCATTTAACAATGCATCATCTTCAGTAAACCCTTTTTCTTCATAAGCTTCAACTACAGTTTTCCAACTGTAACCTTTACTTTCAAAAAGCGTCTGTGCACGTTTGACACCAACACCAATAAGACCAGCGTAACCATCAGTCTGATCCCCTGATAATGTTTGTATAAGATGCCATTTAGGTCCTTCACTGTTTTCGATGAGTGTGAATTTCTCCATGTCATATAAGTTGCCAGGTATTTGTCTCATATCCTTATCAGGACTACAAATTGTATTACCAGGGTTCTTAGTAGCGTAGATACCCATTGCATCATCAGCTTCTAACGTAGGCATGATAATGACTTTATGTGTTTTCTTTAATTCATTGATTACACGTTTGTAACCACATGGTTTTTTACGATTGCGGTGACCTTTGTAATCCGGTAAAATTTTCTTCCTAAAATTTATAGAATCAGAGAAGAATAGAATAATCTCTGGCACATCCCACATAAATTTAGTTTTAATTTTTTCGATTTCTCTTTTAACTGCTTGCATAGCATCAGAGAATCTACTTGTCACCAATATTACATCATCACCCCAATCGATTTCTGTTTCTGCAGCTGCACAGCTTTTATAAACTATGAAGTCTGCATCAATTAATAGTTTCATACTTATTCATAAGCCGCTTCAAATGATAAAGGGTATTGTTCTTTAATTAAATTTTTAACCTGATCTGCAATGACTCTGTGTTCTTTCTGAGTACCATTAGAGCACCTCAAATCACAGTAATGTATCCAAGACCTTAAAGTACCGTTCATGTATAACCGAGTAGGAGAAGCCATTGGTAAGACATCTCTTGCACATTCTTTAGCTACTCCATTATCAAGCATGTTCTGATAAAGAGCTACTGATTCTTCAAAATGTTTCTTTACTAAAACATCATAAATTTCTTTATCAATAGCATTAATATCATCGATACTATTTTGTCTATTAGTTAAATCTTGTCTTCTAAGTTCAGGTCTAATTGGACTGCCTATTTCCTCAACGATAGCATATCTTTGACTAAACTCTTGGAAAGAGAAAGAACGATGTCTAAGTATTTGAGCTGATATAGAACGTGTAGTATTTATCTCTACACACATATTAACCATCTCAAAAGGTGACCAATGCTTATGCTTAATTAAGTACCGTATAAGCTTAGGACTTGTTTTATTGTTGTTTTGGTTAGAAGGATTAGAGACCCTTGCCATATAAGCAATAAGATCATCTCCATCTTTAGTTGAATGTACTAAAGAAACAGTATGATTACTCATTAGTGTACCTCCGCCCAATTGATCCCAGACTTTGCCTCGGCAGCAATTGGAATCCTTAAATTATAGTATTCACCAGCTTGTTTAGCTGTTAACTCAAGTAAAAACTTAAGATCTTCAACATAGTCTGGTGTTGTTTCATATTGTAACTCATCATGTATAAAAGCTAATTGATGAGTTTTATTTTTTAATGTAGCAAATGAATTAGCTAATACCATCCATTTCTTGGCGATTACTCCCGCCGAGCCTTGGAGGAGGTAATTGAGGGCGATGTGCCTTTTGTTAACGCGGAGATTACGACCGTCGATTCCACGGATCCAACCGTCTTCCGCACGTCGTTCAATATCTTTAAGCAAAGAGGAAAGGCCTTCAATGGCGTTAACAAATGCTTCGCGAATTTCTTTACCCTTTCTTGCTGATTCAATTTCCCCCAGGCTATCATCGAAGGATGTGCCGATCTTTTTGTCTCCTGCTCCATATAAGAATGCATAGGTAACTGTTTTAACTTCTTTTCTACTAATTCCAATTTTATCTGCGTTTTCTTGGTGGATGTCGCCATTAAGTAAGATATCTGCGTATCTACCACCGTCATACCTAGCGAGATAATGAGCAAGCATCCGCAACTCAATCCCCGAAAGATCAGCACCAACCATAACCATCCCTGGCGTAGGAATGAATAAACAGCGAAATCTTTCATCACTTGGTACTTGGGCTAAGTTTGGGTTTCTATGACTACATCTATGAGTAGCACAGCCTACAGAACAATGATGATGTATTCTACTAGCACTCGTAGATAGCTTGAGCCATGCGTTGATCCCTTCGGAAAGCATCCCAAGCTTCTTTGTTAGATCCAGCAGCTTCGCACATTGATTCGAGAAAGGATTGTTTATCGAGGTTAGAGTTATCTCGTCTATAATAGGCTTCCCAGTATTCGTCATCTGGGTCGGTGTCCAGCCAAAATGTGTCTGGAGTATCCATGCTATTTGATCTCTTGATGTAGGGTTAAATTCTTTTAATCGTTGAAGCTGTGCTCCATTAACATATCCTTGTGTCCGGTTATCTCGTTTAGGAGTGAACAACGCTCCTGCAACGAAAGGGTATTGTTTTCGAAGTAACTCAGTAGTTGTTTCCAGCTCTCTTCGGAGAGTTGATTCAAGTTCTTGAGCTCTTTGTTCATCAAAGTACCATCCATAAATCTCCTGTTGTGTAAGTATGTGGGCTACCTGGTGTTCAAGTAAGACCCATCCAGGTAAGGGCGGAAGTGGTCGCATAGTTTCTTAGTTACACGAACGTCTTGTATACAGTAATCTTCTAATTCTTGACTCCATTCTTTCCAGTCTGTTGTTTTACCATAATCACCTTTATACTCTCCAAGTCTATAACCATAAGCTTCAAGTGAGTGTCTACCATATAACTGCATCGGCATGTGGCTCCACTGTTTCTGCTTATCTATTCGCATAAGTCGTGGATGATAGAGGCGACTAAGCAACAAGGTATCAATAATAATACCAACGGGCTCAAAGAAGGGATAAAGCTTACGAATAACTGGTAAGTCGTAGCCAATAATATTATGGCCCACAATAACTTCAGCTTGCTGAATATACTGTATTGCTCGAACAACAGGAGACGACATACCTTTACCACTTCTTGTTGGATTTTTCCAATCGCATTCATCATTAAATGATTCAATTTCATCAACTTCAGGATTATAGTATGCAATACAGTGGATCTGGGTAACATCATGGTAAAGACCGTTAGCTTCTAAATCGAACACAATAGTCCGATTATCTGTTTTCATAAGTGGTTCCAGTGCCTAAGCACTCCAGCAACAATAAATAAATTAGTAATAAATATCAGACCATCAAATACAGTATTAAGTCTTACTAACCGTATCCACTTACTCGATGTTCTATTCATCTACCATTCCAAGTATAAGTTTTGTCTTTAAACTTTGCTTTTTCAATAGCTTCTGGTGTAGGTGGGTTAGGTTTTTTTAAATATTCATACCATGGGTGTTCATAACCTCCATTAAAAATCTGTGGTTGGGTTAAATTCTGCCTGAGTTTCATGCTCAATAAATTTACAAGTGGACAAATCGTATTCTAATTCACATGCGACGCCAACCTCGCCTGAATAGCGATTTTTAAGAACTCGCACTGTCGTAAAGCTTCGTTCAGCGTCGGCCTGTTGATCTCGCTCAAGTGCAACGACCGTGTCGCTAAGCTGAGCGATAGCAGCAGATCCCCGTAATTGGCCGAGGGTAACTCTTGCACCCTCTTCATGGTTTGTGTCACTGTTTGTTCTCCTAAGATGAGACACAAGGAATAATGTGATACCTGTACGTTCAACTAAACTTCGTAGTTTAGTCATAGTAGTATCTATCATACGCCGTTCATCACCATCAAGACCACTAAGTAGTATACTGAGGTGGTCTAAGAATATAATACGACACTCCAATCCGGTCGCCATGTATTCGATTCTATTATAGATAACGTCAGGATCGTAGCTTCCAAAGCCATCAAAACAAAAAAGATTCCAATTGGCAATAGAATTGTTAAAGGCGGTGGTGAGTTCTTCTTCGTCATGCTCCCCTATATGTAGGGGTTTTTGTGCAGCGACTGACATGAGTCCGATGGCGGTTCTCCTATTACTTGCTTCAAGTTCCAGGATCCCAACGTGTTCACCTTGGTCGCATAGTCTAGCTGCAAGCTCCCTACAGAATGATGTTTTTCCTGTACCAGAGCCCGCAGTAATTGTAATAAGTTCTCCATACCTGATCCCGTGAAGTTTCTCTTGTAATCCGTTGAAGTGATACTCATAGGCGCATGGTTGTTGTGGTGTAGTTACTAATTTTAATAGTGACTTGCCATCTACAATACCATCAGGACGATAAGGTTTAGCATTCCATATAGCTTGTCTTACTAACTCCGCCTGGTTATCCATCAAAGCGTCAGATGCATCTTTATAAGCATCTAACCTTGCGACTTTAACCTTTCCTGGCGGTAGTACCGAGCAAGCCTCATCTGTTGCTTGACGGCCAGCGGCGTCACTATCAAAGAATAAAACAATTTCCTCATACCCTTGGAAGAGTGGGATTTGTTTCTGGATATCCTTCTTTGCTGACGCAGCGCCATGCGGTAAGGAGACCATCGGCCATCCAGGCATAGCTTCATAACAGCTTGCAGCATCTAGTTCACCTTCAGTAATAACAATACGCTTACCAGAGTTAGGAAACAAATGCTGACCGAATAAGGTATCAGTGGAAACTCCTTCATAGGTGAATATTTTTTTCTTAGTTTTTACTTTTGCTCCTTGAAGAACTCCATCGCTTGTAAAATATGGGAAGCGTAGAGTATCTCCGTCTCTAAAGATCTTGTAGAATTGACAAGTTTTTTCAGATATGTTCCGTTTCTGCAGCCGTTCAGCTGAGCCTTGTAGGTGGACATTTTTAGACATTTTATGAGTGTGCAGTTCACCTTCAGCAGGTGTGTATGTCTGACACACGAAACAGAATTTGTGGCCGTCTGAATAAACAGAGTTACCATCAGACGAGCCACAGTTTTCACATGGTTCGTGAGCCACAAATTCACTTTCGGTCATCGTTCGATTAACCAATCGAGTGGAATGTTTTGGAATGAGCACCATGGTATATCATGTTTCTCACACCATTGGGCGTATGTTGTTTTTGATTTCTTTGATATGGTGTTAAAGGGTGATTGAAAGACCATACGCAGATCTATATCTGGATTCTGTTCTTTAACACTTTTTATTTTCCTTCTATCCTCGCCATCCCAATATCCCTTACATTCTAGAATACTCCCATTAGGCAGGATAAAGTCAGGTGTGTAGTTGTGGGGGATTGTATAAGAGAAGCGAGTTTTTTCATATTCAAATGTAACATCTAAGTTTTGTAATAAGTCTGCGACTTTCTCTTCAAGTTGGGAGCGATATTTAGAAGTCTTCTTCTTCGGTCGTGTCATCTGTAGTAGGAGTAACGTTCGGATCGCTTGTTTTAAAGCCCGAGGTTCTCCCGAATAATTCAGCGACTTCGTTCGCATCTAGGTCTCCAGTATCTACTCCAGCTTCTCCTTTTACTGTGATAATTTGAACACCAACCAGCTTAAGAGAGCTACCATAGGTAACCCCATCCCGTAGAATGTAAGGTTTTTGATAGAAACCAAGTTTAACAGTAGATCCGCCATACAAAGGTGTTTTAGCATCAGTAACAGGTGTACCCTCCGTATCAACAATAGGTGGGCGGTTCTCTTCATTCCAAGAGAATTTAATTTTATACTTACCTTCAGCTACCTCTTCCCATGGTTCGGGTTTGAGAGTACTACGCTTAGGGTTCTTCAGTTTTGATTCAGCCCACTTGAGAACTTCAGTGCGCTCTTGCTCTAGTGTATTGATTACATCTTCTCCAACGATAGCGCCGAGAGAGTAACCAAACTTACTAGGTGCAAGTATAGCTTGAAATCCTTCAAGGGTTACAGGTTTGTCAGTTTTGTGAATAGTTCTAGGCATCGCCAGTCAAGGCCTCCTCTAATGATTGAGGTTCTGATAGAACTTTAAGCTCTTCAGCTAGATCTTGACGGTACTTAGACAGCTCTTCGATGCGTTGATCGATAGCAGTCATACGTTGTTCAGTTGCGTCCCTCTCAGCCTGTTTCAGCCTCTCCTCAGAGACCACAACAATTCTAGTAGGAGCAAATGCATAATCAAATAGTGAATACATTAACAAAAGAAATAAGTGGATTTCAATACATTAGAGGGTTCAAGATCTCCAATGATCGGTGGTTCAGTCTCTGCTCCAATTTGTTGAGCAAAGTCTTTTAAATAATCATGCTGTGCAAAGAGATGCATATAAGTCTCTCTGACTAGCGTTGATAGAATTGACATATCTGTCGCTCTACATAATACACTATCGTGAATCAGAGCTATAGGGTGTTTGAACCGCATCGTAGCAATATGTAGCAAAGAAGCGTCTAGTGAATGTATAAGATTAGGTGCAGTAGCAGCTTTATGTCTGTTCTTGTCTACCTTATCTGTATCGCCAGTAGCTACATGTATTTTACAACGTCCTAACAGTTTTAACTCTAATACCTCTATATTTTTCTTCATGATCTTCTGATTAACTATGAAATCTGATGGGGTTTTCCATTGAATTTCAGAGACACCACGGCTTATAGCCTTAGATACCTCATCTTCTATCCATTTCATAACCTTCATCGGACCGGGTACAACACGATGCATAGCATCTCTAACAGCTTGTACCGTCACAGTTAATTCATCTTTATCTACTTCTACACCTTTCTCGTTTAAAGCATCTCTAATATAAGTTCTATTAGAATAAGGCTTAGCGTTGTAAGGTATGGTCATAACAGTACGTTTAACACACTTTCTATCCCATACACTTCTCAACCTTTCAGGTATTTTACCCCTAGATTCCATAGCTACTACCTTGTAAGCATCTTGTGGCATAGGTGATCTAGTTACATTAACAAGTTCAGCAGTAGATTTATCTCTAGCTAAACCAGCTAATATTTGAAGACCACTACATGTAGCGTCTATAGCAATAGGTAATTTAGTAGTTAATTTATCTTTCTTAATAACACAGTGGTAATACTCATCACATGCTGCTAAAAATTGCCAAGGCTCTTCTGCAACCTCCCATTCACTTGTATTCCTATAAGGATCACGAGCGATGAGTGTGATTAATGGTATATTATGTTTAACCCATAACTGTCTCTCTTCCATTGTAGACTTATCAAGACCATAAGTAGTAGCAACTTGAAAAGCTAGCCACTTCTCTGCTTCAGGTGTAACTGTTGATTCTCTATCAAAGATAAGCAAACTTTTACCGAAGTCAGTATCTTGTGGAGTTAAGAAAGCTGGGATAGGATACGCTCTACCTCTGTAGTCAAATGACCAAGGTATATAAAATGTATCCTTCTTAAACCTTCTAGCAGCCTCCAGGGTCTGTCTAGTGCGGCATGAACGTCTGAATGCATTAGCATTCTTATTCATCACCTCTGCAGCAGCTCTACGATACGCCTTACGGCTCTCCTTGTTGTCTGCTATGTCTGGTGGTTTTGGAGGGAGTGGAATCTCAACTATAGGAATAAATTTTCCTACGCTAATCCCTTTCTCTTCTAGGTGATTAGCTACGTCTATGATAAGCGTGTTTATCCTGTACCCTACCTTTTGAATCTTATTCAAAAAAGTAATGGGAGTTTCTCCCTGTACAAGAGTGGGATGTCCACGTCGTACCATTTCATTGCCTCTCATTACCTCATTAAGTAAGTAACCACCTGGCTTTTCATTAGTCCAGTCATTTGGTTCTATTAACATTGGCCATGAAAGAGGAGCAAATAATTCACTATCTTTCATTACCTTGTCCTTGATCTCTATAAACTCTGGCGTAGGTCTAATGTAATTAGTTGTTCTACGTCCTTCTCTTACTCTATCTTTATAGAACCAATTACATGAAGCTAATATACAATCAGCATACCAACCTCCTAGTTTAACTCTATTAGATTTACCCCAACTACACCAGGGATCTACATTATATCTATTCCAAAGAGTTTGTATGACTGTAACCTTTTGTTGTGTACCAATAGAGTTATGCCAATAGTTCTTTTTAAGTACATTAAGTAGGCCTGGTGCAGTGGCTTCATAATATCTTATTTGACATTCATTCTCAATAGCCTGTCCGATAGCTTCTGATATATTTACAATAGTATTGCTATCAACTTTATGGCTAAAGACTTTATCAAATAATATCTTACATGATATAGCAGCAGCAGCAAATGATTCTAACTTTGATACGTAGTCCTTGATTAATTGAAATTGATGACCTGTACCACGTGTTAATCTATGATATGTAGTATCATCTATCTTCTTCATTACTATTGGTAGTAATACATCGATAGAACTTATACCATAAATAGTTGCTGATGCATAACTCTTATCTTCTAAATCTCTAGTAGTTTTACGTAAACGTTTTATACCTAGAGATATTTGATCACGCTCAAGTTGAACTTGTTTCTCTATCTGTTTTGGTGTAGCCATAATCGTCTAGTACTTGGTCTATTAGTAGACTGATTATTTCGTCACGGTGAGTATGATCTTCAGGTATTGAATCTAATGCCTTAAAGTAATAATCACTATACGGTAGAATCGTCATCATCATCTATAAATTCAGGGTAAAGATGAGAAAGGTGTTCATGATCACATATTGTAAACTCTGAATTACCATTCCTCAGAAGTTTCTTAATTTTATTAGTAGCATCTCCATATCTACTAAAGGTATATTCTTTGATTTTACCTGTGCTCAAATTCGTTTCACGAACTATACATTTAACTGAACTAGGTATCTCCCAACCAGCAATCTTCCAAACCATGAACTCATCAAACTCAATTGAGTCGAAGTATTCAGGTGGTACATCTTTTAATTTTTTCCAGTTGTTAGGAAAATAAGGTTTCTTTTTTGGCATTGGGGATAACGTCTGTAAGTGTCCAACCGCAATTAACGGCATGTTGATGAGCTTTCCAGGCTGCATCTTCGTGATCTGTTGCTAAAGACCAAAAGGTACCTTCTTCATAGACAAATTGATACATGTTCATTAAACTCTCCTTGTTTAGTAAGTGCTTTTAGTTTACGAAGAAGTGCAATCCTTCTTGTTCTTGCTGAACGTAAGGCTTGAGGGTTCAACTTACGTTTCCTTTCTTTCTTGCTGTGATGTTGCCAATTAGGTGTCACCTCCATGATGTTCATTAGTTGTTGGCCTGTCTTCTATTAAACGATGTTCAATAGATAGTACAGGTAGTATACCCTTAAGCGTATTAACTATCTCAAAAATAGCCTGCTTAGGGTCATGATTAGTCTTCACTCTAATAGTGAATTCATACTGATTAAATTGATCCATAATTAATAGATAAACAGTAAGGGATTGTGAGTCCCTCAGTAAACCCCTGAAAGGGCTTAGAGAGTGGATTCAGGGTGAATATATACTAGCCAATAAATAGCTAATACTATTAAACATAAGAGAGGCGTTAACCAACTCATTGTTGCTTACTCTTCACGTATTCAACGGCCTTATCTACATAAGGGAGAGCAAACTTATGAGTGTGATTAACAACATCTCTTAGTTGTTTCATCGCATAACCTACTTCACGGTTATTAATCTTCATTCTATTCTTGAAGTCATCCCATAAAGCATTACGCTCTATAAGTTGTATATCAGAGAGGTGAGATTGCACGTAAGGTGTTGATAACGATGGTTTAGTTTGTTCGGTCATTGTTCTTTTCTTTGTTGTCCTTGCTTGTTTATAAACAGGACGAGGTTTAAGAGTTGTTGTACTCATAATGAAACAATTGGGTGAACGGTGAGGTGATTAGCCTCAGTCTCTCAACCCTTTCGGGAATGAGAGAGGGAGACAATCAAGCGTGAGAATAACGATTAAGATTCATACTACGCTGTGGATTAAATCCATGCGCTTGTAATACTTTAATTTCTTCATCCGAGTAATGAGCGTATAATTTAATAGGCTCATCATCATCAGCATCATTCAAGTATTCACTAATGACTTCGTCATCTTCACGTTCTTGTTCGTACTGATTATCAACTACATCCATGGCTACAAACTCAATGAAAGCCCATGTCATGTCATTCTTGTATGCATTCAAGTCACCACCATGTTGTGATAACACCTCGCCTACAAATTGAGCGTCAGCGGAGTCAACCACAAAGTCTGTGATCTCACCTTCATATTCGTCAAAGAAGCGGATGGTGTCAGCATAACGTAAGTGTTCATGGCACACACCAGATTGACAGCCATGATCAACGATTTCTTTACAAGTTTCGTAGTCATAGGTGTCTTTGATTACATCGATTGCTGATTGCATGATGTTATTTAATAGGTGAACAAATGCATCCGAAGATGCAACGATGCTGAAGGGACTTGAACCCTCAACCTCTAGCGTGACAGGCTAGCGATCTAACCAATTGATCTACAGCATCAGGAAAGGGCTTGCGCCCTTGATGTTATGCATATGACTTAGCAAGCATAGACTTGAGTCTACGCACTGCTACATCACGAGTTGATGATGACTCATAAGCACGCTCACTATTGATGCAGTTGTTGTTAACCCAGAAGCCTAATGATACATCAGGATTAAACAATACATTAACAATAGCTCGCTTACTTACATTGCTGTACTCGTAACCTCGTCCTTGCTTCTTAAAGGTGAAGCGTGCCTTCTGCTTGAGAAGATCAACCTCCAACTCTTTAATAGCAGTGGATGTGCGATTAGGAACAGTGATGTACATGTTGAACATAAGGTGAATAAGTGAACAGTAAGGGTTGTGATAACCCAATTGTATTGAGGGGATTCGATCCCCCAGCATCACGCTGCTTCAATACAGTTGACTAGGTTATAGTCAATTTCATAGAACTCACATAGTTGTTCATCAGAATCTTGATAAACACCATCAATGATTTCATACGGTACATCTTCAACAATAAGATCAACCTCACCTGTAGTTGTGATGTTATCAACAACTTCAATGTATGGATGATTGACTGCATCAGTCATGAAGATGGGCGGTTTGCAATGGATGATTGCATTCATAATTAGTACCTCCTAGTACTAAACAGACCAGCAAGCAGACTTGCACTGCTTAGTAGGCTTGGCCTAGCTGGTGTTCACCACCTATTTGTATTCAGTTTTCAAGGTTTGTTTGGTGGCGTCGAACTAAATGATTCTTCACCGGCGTCGTTGGCTCATCACCAATCTGACTTAACCGGATTCACATCGGTTTCGTTCACCTGTACACAGTATGGCACAGAATCAAGGAGAATGCAAGCGATTGAAACAATCTGTAACAATGTGACTTGGGTTAGCCTCGCCTCTCTATCTACTGGTGAAGTGACGAGACTCTCCTCACCCTTAAAAGGGAGAGTCGAGTACACGTAACCTTCAAGTAGATAGGATAGTACGGATTGTGCCGCTTTGGTCGATTGTTACTGAAGCTTAACATTAGTATATCTTATCGTTCAACCGTCGGAAACATTAGCATAACTTATAGCGCAACAGATCACACCACAACTACACACAACTACACACAACTACACACAACTACACACAACTACACACAACTACACACAACTACACACAACTACACTGTCAGGATTTGCTAACCCGCTCGCTTCGCTCGCTCGTCGCATCTGTGTATCACCGTGAACATTCTGTATTGCAACATAAAAAGTGAGCGCGGAGCGCGAACGGTTTGGAGCTGCAACAACTCTTAACATTCTTGTTGAGAATCACAGCTGAGACTCGTTGCGCGCCTGTGTTATGCATCACCACGCGAGCGAGCGCGTAGCGCGAGCGGTTATGTCCATGCTCGTGCGACATGGAGGCATGTATAAGCGCGCAGGAGACAGTTTTTGCGGGGGCCATGGGGGTTTTTTTGTCCCGGCTACAGCGTAGATAGGCTTCAGAAAATTATATCATTTTTTCTAAGTAGGTTTCCGCCTGTTTAAACTCATTATAGAACTCACAGACACCTTTATTACATGCAAGGTATCTATCAAAGGTTTTAAGGCCTCCTGAGAGTTGATAAGAGTGTATTGTACCACCATTGCTATCTGTTTTCAATAATTGAGGTTTTTGCATAGGCTTTATCAGCTTTTTTAATAATTTTAATAGCTTTCTCACGAGAGGTACATTCTTGTGCTTTCGTTTGCAGCTTAAATAATTTCTTTTGTACTTTATTCAACTAGGATTCACATACAGTATAATAGGGATGGTAAGGGATGAATAGACTCCGCTTCGTTCGCTACGCTCACTTCGCTTCGTGTGTGGATGGGAGGTATAATCAAGTACCATCAAGTATTAAGTAAGAGAGGGAGGAGTGTCTGAAAGACAACGACTCCCTCATAGGGGGCGAGTCCACCCTTCTCTCCCCCTGTAGAAGGGTGGGATGTATCTAAACCCAGGTAGGGACTGAAGATTTACCTTTAAGGCTTCTAGATTTACGTCTTTGGTCTATATCAAAGCCTAAGGCTAAGTGATTAGCAGCAGCTTTAGGGTCATCCATCCAAGAGTCTAACATATCTTGCCACTCTTCACGTTTACGAGATTTAACAGCTTCATAAGCTGAGATAGACATAGCATCTGTGAAGTATTTCACACCTTGTGCTAGACAGTCTAATCTGTCATCATGTTTAACTGCACCTTTTTCTCTACACATTCTAGACATTTGGTAGAATAGCATGTACATGAGTCTAAGTTCTGGTGCTTCATTTGGATTTGATTTATAATCCCATTCAATAACATTACGGTCAACAACCAAACGATGCTGGTTAAGGATAGGCTCAAGGCTATCAATGATACGATCTTCTTTTCTAACATTAGCTCTAACTTCTTCTATATCAATTGCTTGTTTAGTCTGTTGTAAGTGTTTTTTAAACAGTTCAGAGACTATACCGTCTCCGAAGTTTGTTTCAATTACTAATTTAGTTACTCCAAACTTTTTACATCCTCGAAGTATATCGAGAAGGGTGTTATCGGAATATCCATCCCTGTAAGCTCGCATTTGGTGAAGGTATAAGAATCCGTTCTTTTGGGAAATGTAGGCCGCTGCTGTCTCATCAGTGCCTCTGCCGGATGGATCGATGGAGCAAATGGTTTCACTGTAGGGAGTCCAGTCTCCTTGGAGTTGCATTGGAGAGTAAAAGTAGTCTCCTGGAAGTCCAACGGTAGGTAAGTCTTTAAGAACGTTGGATGGATCTGAGCACCATACGCAAGCGTCGGGAGCAGTGCTAGGGTTAACGCTAGTGATAACCAAATCAGACATTTTAAGAGGAAATTTCTCTGCATCACTTAAACTTGTGTCTAGTTGAAATTGAAGCATGTAATTTGAACGACCCATTGATGCTTCACGTTCAAGTAGGTCATCATTATCAAATCTATCAGGATCAGTTACATCCCAAGGTTGAGCACCTTGTTCAAGGTCTTCAGCTATTTGGGGAGCAAGTAATCCTTCATATTGGGAGAGTTTGTCTTTTCGAGGGTATCTACTCGGCCAGATAAACGGACGGTAGCTACGCTCTGCCAACTTACGATAAACAGTAAAAGTAGTCTGAGGAGTCCCGAGATACATAATACGGCTATCGCTTTTGGGGGTAAGAATTGACTCTGCTTCCGTG